GGTCCCCGCCGTCAAAACCCCGGCGCTCGTCGGCGCGCTCGTCCAATGTTTTTACCTCTTGTCCTTTCATTTTCCTGTTTCCTTTCCGTCACGCGGCCTTTCCCGCCGCCTTTTTCTTTTTCATCCATACATTTTCGCGCCATTTCTCCGCCCATGCCTTTACATCCTCCGGCGGATGGCAGTTGCCTTTTCCCAAAAGCTGAATAATCTGCCCGCTTTTTATGTCCAGATTGAGCGTAAAAAACGGTACGTCCGGCTCGTCGGCGCGGCGGATAAAAAAGATCACCCGGCCCGCAAGTACATTCTGGGTATATTCGCCCACGCAATGATGCAGTGCGTGGCCCTCGTCCACAAGCTCCTGTGTGCTTTTAGCAGCCCGGATGCTGTATGCGCCCTCCTGCCAGTCCGCCCGGCGGATGCGTTTCCACATAGCTGTAAACTTTTCCGCGTTTGCCTTTTCCCGCTCTGCCTGCTGTGCGCGCTCTTTTTCCTTTTGCGCTTCCACCAACCTGTCGTGGCGTGCAAAAAGGTCATACGGCATTGCGCTGTCCCGGTCAGGGTGGTTTGCTGCCCCCGCCTGTGCGGCAAGCCGCCTGTAATCCAGCCACATGTTCAGCGTATGCCGCAGCGCTTCTTCCTCCGTTATGGCGGCATGTCCGCAGCCGTGCCGCATTTGCCGGTCCAGCTCCCGGCGTGCGGTCCGTTTCAGATACCTCCAAACCTGCGCCAGCCGTCCCGGCTCCAGCCGCTCTATTTCCTCCAGCTTCCCGCCGGACTGTAATACACGGACAATCTGCTGCAGGTCGTTCAGGCCGGGTTCATATCCGCTTCGCTTCATTGCCGCATAGATGGGCAGCCAGTCCCGCGGCCAGTCCTCTGCCCGGTAACGGTCGTATTCCGGCCGCGTCAGCCCGAGCGCGCGGTGCGGTTTTGTCTCGCCCCGTTTCAGAGTTATCCTTCCGGCGCATATCCCCAGCACCGTGTCCCAATCTTCAAAATCGCAGAAGCCTTCCATCACGGGCAGCCTCCGGCCGATCGTTGCCAGCCGCACCGGGTAAAGGCACCGCTGCTTTGCCTGGGCATAGCCGCGCAGCCTTGCATTTTCAAGCGGCGTTCCGTTCAAAGCGCCCTCCTCGGGCGCCATCAGTACAGGCACCCCGCGGAAAGGCCAATTGTCCAGCATCCTCGCCTGCGCATACCATTGGTCCAGATACGCGCGCTGGTGTCCCATGCACCACGACTGATAGCGGTTAAAGGCATAATCTCCATAGGGTCCCCAGGCGTAAATGTGGGAGGGGACCGCCGCCCAATGTTCCACGGCGTCATTGCCCACCCAATAATTCACTTCATATCCCTGCGCCACTGCTGTGTCCTTGTGGCGGTGAAACCAAAGCAGGCTGCCGTCCGCTTCATATGGCAGCTTTCCGTTTCTCTTGCGAACGGCCATACAGTGCGCGCCGCAGGCGTCGCATCCCGTCATGGTCCGGTTTTCGTATTCTCCGCGCCATTCATAACGAACGGCGCCGCACGCGCTGCAGGTGCATTTGTCCATTCGTTCCCGGATGCCGGTTAAAGGGTCTGCCTTCCATACACTTTCCATCAGCAAAACGTGCCTTGCTTCAAGTCCGCGTTCCTGCATGTACTGCTGCCATCCCTCCGGCAGCCTGTCCGAAAAAAGCTCTTCCGGTGCATATCCTCCCGCATTTCCCGCGCCGCTGGCAGTAAAAGTGCCGTCAGCGCCGCGCCGGCCATGCTCTGCAAGGAAGATCATTTCCTCCGCTCCCCGTGTGATTCCCCGGGGAATATTGAAAAACGCCTCCATGCGTTTTCCGTCTGCCCGGGATGCCCATGCAAGGGTGTGGCATCCTGCCGCTTTGAAAAGGCCCTTTGTCGTTGATGCGCCGTCCGGCCAAAAAAACACACGCCGCTTCCCCTGCCCGTCAAAAAATTCCCGTGCATACAAACCGCCGCGCGCCCACAGGTCCAGTGCCAGCACCGGCCCGTCCGCCGTTTCATGCACCTTCGCGCAGATCACGCCCGGCGCAGTGCACGGCCCCGCATATTCCCGCGGGGTCTGCCGGGGTACGTTCCCTGGTTCCCCGGCTGGCCTCGCATGCTCCTGTGCGGCGCGCATCGCCTTTGCAGGCTTTGCCGCCCGCGGAAGCGCCAGCAGGTCATCGTTCTTTATCACGGCTCTGCGCCCCCTTATAAAAAGTCTGCAAGGTTGATCGCCAGCCCCAAAGCACGCTGTTTCGTTTCTTCCGGGGCCGGTATCCCGTAAAATTTGCGGATGATCTGTTCCGCCGTGTCAGGCGGAACGCATACGCAGCTGCCGCTCTTCTTGTGCTCATCGGCCCATGCTTTGATACGCTGCTCGCAGTCCGCTATGCCCATTCCCTTTCCCTGCAGGTCATGCAGCACAAAGCCTGCCGCCTCCGGCTGCATTTTCAGCAAATCCATAAGCTGGTGCCCAACCATCACGGCCGGGCTGTATTCCGGCAGCTTCGCTTGCTGTTGCCGGATGATATCAAATGCCTGTTGCATTTCATTCATGGTCTTTTCCCTCCTTGCATTCAACTGCAATTTCCCATATCTCGATAATGCCCCGGCACTTCCGCCGTCAAAAAGTTCATCTGGCACTTCATGCAGCGTCCCGGCGTTTTATTTTCCATTTCACAGAACGCGCCGTCATTTCCCAGCAGTTCCGCGCTGCGCTCCGCCGGGCAGGCCATCCCCTGCGCCGCAAGGTCAGCGGCCCGCATGCCCTCATATTCCGGGTGCAATTCCAATATCCTTGCGTAAAAGGTCATTCTTCTTCCCTGCTTTCCGCGTAAATTTCTGCGGCAATCATCCGCCGGAACTCTGCCCAGGTCACCCGCATGTCCCGTGTACCCTCTATCATTTTGCGGTTGGAAATTTCGTCCATTGCCTGTTCGTAGGTGATGATCTTGCTGATCAGCGACGCCGTCCCGAAATATGCCTCGTCCCCCATGATCTCCCGCGCCTGAACCTCTCCCCGCAGGTCCCGCAAAAGCCTCGCCCGTTTTTCAGGCGGTACGGCCTCCGCCTCCTTGTAGTCGCTCACAGCGTCCAGCGGCACCGGATGCGCGCCGTTCCTGCTGATTTTATACAGCAGATACTTCACCTGCTGCTGAAAGCTCAAAATCTCGTCCATGCTCGTCATGCCCGCAGGGGCGCCCTTTCCGTTACCCACAACGCCGCCCCGCTTCCCCCTTGTGTTTTTTATACGCACATGGTATATTTTTAGTGGAGATAGCAATTTCCACTTCCTTTGCCTCGTCCGTGTTCCCGCACGGCCGGGGCCTTTTTGTTTCCGGGTCTTTCCCCGGGTCCAGCAGCTCCGCGCGCACACCCAGCCCCATGCCGCCCACGGCAACTCCCATCGCCAAAAGCAGCAGCGGCCAAAACGCCTGCGAGCTGTACGGCCGGCTCCCGGCCCCGTCAACAATTCCCGCGGCCAGCAGCAGCATGCCCACACAGCCCATACGCATTAAAATAGGTTTCACGTTCCAACGTCTCCTTCCTATGCAAATAACCTTGCCAGCTGCTCGCAGGTGGTAAGCCCGCGTATCCCCAGCTCGCGCAGATAGTCGGGCGAGCAGCCCATAATTTTAGCCGCCTCTTTCTGTGTATAAAGCAGCTTGTCCGGGTAAATCCGGTCCGCCCGCCCCCGGATTCGTTCCAGCGTTGGAACATACAGTTCTTTTTCTCTCGGCATACCGTAACGCCTCCTTTCCGCCCCGCTCCCTGCGGGGCATTTCTTATGCCGTCTTTTCCGGCCCGTCCGGAACGAGCAGTTCCTCAATGGAGCACCCGAACAATTTTGCCAGCTTTGGAAGCAGTTCGGCACGCGGACGGCTCTTGCCGCTTTCCCACTTTGCCACCGTTGAGCGCTCAACACCGATTTCTAAAGCCACAGCTTGTTGCGACATGTCTTTCTTTTCACGCATAGCGCGCATCATACAATCACCCCCATATGTGTGAAGTTGCTTCACGTTTCTGTTTGAATTATACGTGCATTTTCTTCACATGTCAATACATCAAGTGAAATTTCTTCACTTTTCTTGTAATGTGAATTTATTTCACATATAATGGCGGTGAGGAGTGATGATATGGAACGTTTGAAAGAGCTGCGCACAGCTCAAAAATTAACGCAGCAGCAAATGGCTGATTATCTTGGAGTAGATCGCACTACCTATGTGAAATATGAAACAGACAAGAGCGAGCCGACATTCGATACCCTCCAGAAACTTGCAGATTATTTCGGCGTTACTGTTGATTTTTTGATGGGCCGCGACACAATAGAAAAGCCCGCCGCCACGATGGACGACGAGCTGAACGAATATTTGGAAGAACTAAAAAACCGTGAAGATATGCGCATGCTTTTCAGCCTTGCAAAAGGCGCTACAAAAGAAGATGTCATGCAGGCCGTTAAAATTATAGAGGCTTTGCGCGACAAATAAAAAGAGGTGTCGTTGGTGAATAACATCTACATCCGAGGCGTTGCCCTTCCCGGTCGTGTTCGCGGGGTCACTGTAAAGGATGATGAGGACGATTACAATGTTTATATCAACACACAGCTTTGTCCCGAAACACAACGCCGCGCCGCTGCGCATGAGATAAAACATATTTATCAGAATCATTTTTACAATGATGCTCCGGTCATTATCAATGAGCTGGAAGCAAATGTATAACAATCATGGAAATCGAAAGGTGGTACGTTATGCCATACACTTTTCAAAATCTTGTCATAGACTTTTTTCTTACACTCGTTTCTTATTTGCTCCCCGCTTGCTTTGTTGTTCTTGGTATGCAAAAATCGCACAGCAAAAAATGGGTGTTCGGTGTAACTCTTGCGTGTATCCTTCCCTCCTATCTCTTGTGGGTGGTACTACACTTTGCGTCCAACGCCATCCAAAATCCTTCCCCTGCATTTATTTGGGGATGCGTTGCTTTCGCCATACTCTCTGCGCGTAACAGAGCGCTTGAAAAAAACGAGCTTTTCGCCTCCTATTGGGCAGAGCTTAAAGACAACATCGAAAAACGGGAAAGTACAGAAGAACAAGAAGAATATATTCAGTATTTTATCGACGTTAAATGCAAAGGGAAACCCGCATCCTTTGAAAGTAAGCTGTCGTCATTTATCCGCAAAATGACGGAGCAAATGCCGAAACAGCACAAAAAGGCTCGGCAGGAACAGGAAGCCCCGGTTGTTCCTTGTGCCGATGAACGCGAACCCGCACCGGAACCGCTTGACGAATCCCGATCGGTCGAAAATTCCATTCCGGCCACCAATATCCCCATTTCCCCAAATCCTGAAAACGGCGCGCAAGCTCCCGAACGCCTTGCCGCAACAAAAAAGCTGTTTTGCAAGCATTGTGGCGCTTCCTGTGAAAATGGCGCGTCATATTGCCCCAATTGCGGCAAGCGTGTGCGCCTCTTTTCTCGTCAGCAAAACAAAAGCCCCATAACAGGCATTTTTCTTTGCATTAGTATCGTGGTTAATATTCTTCTTTTGTCTGCTCTTGTTCCCGCACTGATAACAAACGATGAATTAGAGCAAAGGTACGAAACAATGTCGCAAACTATTACTTCGCTACATGGTGACATAGATTCGCTGAAATCTTCATTAAAATCCAAGCAAACAGAATTGAACGGTATTAAAAGTGGTATTGCCTTTATTGTCGATACATACGGTGATGTTTATCATACATATGACTGTCACTTTATTCGAGACAGCAACCACTATTGGGCTTGTGGCGTGAGGCAGGCCGTAAACATGGGTTATCGCCCGTGCGAAGTTTGTCATTAAAATAAAAATCCCGGCAGTACTGCCATACCGCCGAGACTATCTCAGCGCTCAAAAAACGAATGTTAAAGTGTGACGGAGGTATCATACTATGAACGGATTGCTGAAAAGAAAGGACAAAAAGCAGGAATCCCCAAACGAAATCCCCACCCCACAGGCACAGCCCGCTCCACCGCCGCCCCCACCAGATCCCTTTATCGAAAAGATCGTACAGTTCCGCCAAAAAATAACAGATCGCATCCCGTCCAAAAACGCGCGAATCGCATTGTTTTCGGCGCTGGCACTTCTTATCGTACTCTTTTTGGGCGCCGGTTATGGAGCGCGCTATGATTCCGGCTATAAAGCCGGCTTGGCCGCCGCATTGGAAGTATACGGCTCTTATGACGAGGGCTTCAGCGCTGGCAGCTCGGAAGGATATGCCAGCGGACATGATGCAGGCTATGAAGAAGGCCACGCCGCCGCCCTTTCGGAAGCATCGTCCGCGGCCCAGGCTACATACGACGAAGGCTATGCCGCCGGATACGATGAAGGCAAAAACGCTGGCTATGCCGAAGGTGAAAAAGCAGGCTATGAGGCCGGAGAAGCCGCGGGTGCTTCCTCTGGATACGATAAGGGCTACGCCGAGGGAAAAGCAGCAGCCGCCCCGCAAGCCAGCTATTCCAGCCAGGGCACTGGCACGCAAAATGCTGGTGAAGTCCAAACGCAGAGCGCTACGGTTTATGTGACCAACACAGGCGAAAAATACCATAGCGCGGGCTGTTCTTATCTTCGCAAAAGTCAAATCGCAATTTCTCTTTCAGACGCAAAAGCGCAGGGCTATTCCCCCTGTTCCCGCTGTAATCCTCCCCGCTGAAAGGCAATAATTTTAAAGGAGGCAGCACCATGGAATATAACGAAGAACAAGAAAAAGAGTATATCTCGCGTGAATCTCTTAATCGTCTCTGTAAAGAAGCACAGGAGCTTCGCTGGTACAAGCGTTACCGTTCCGGAGCTTCCAAGGCTTGGCTTGCTTCCTGTTATATCGGCGGATGCTTTGCCGGCATACAGATGCTGAAGCCCTGGGAAACAGCAAATGCGTCTTTCGGGCGTGCGCTTTTGGAATATGGCGCTGTAATATTAAGCGGCCTCTTGTTTGGCGCTGGTTTTTATCTTCTTTCCTATTTTGTTTACATGTTTTTCAGCAGCGATGAAGATACCGCCGAAAGTTCTCGTAAAACAAGACTCGCCATTACAATCATTTTGCTTTTGCTCATTCCCTTTTTTGTTGTTATGTTCTTTTTCATGCCGCGCGAATAAAAATATAGTGTAGTCAGTATCAGTGTATAGATCAACAAAACAAAAAAATCCCCGCAGTGCTGCAACACTGCGGGGACTATATAGAAACAGCTTGCCCGAAGGCGCGCCGCTCCGGCTTTGGTGCTCCTTTCGGCAGGCTTATCTTTCCTGTACCCGAAAGGAGATTTTTTTATGCAAACCAGCAAAACACTTGCCCGCCTGTATTGTCCCAATCCAAAGGATCCTACCGAGGGGCTGCGGCAAAAAGCAAACGGCGTGTGGGAACGCAACGAAGTAATAGACGGGAAGCGCAAAAGCTTTTCCAGCCGTGACCCCATCGAAGCATGGCGAAAACGCAGCGAGTATATCATCACCCGCGAAGAACGCAGGCAGGAAGAACAGCTTCTGGAAGAACTCGGCCCGCTCTTTGAGGACGTGGCCGAGCGTTACCGGGCACAGGTGCTGGAAATGAAGCACGGCACGCAAAAATCCTATTTGCCCGGCATAACCCGCGCGCTCGGGCAATTCAGAGGCCGCCGGATAAAGTCCATCGAACCATGGGAAATAAAGGCGTTTCTTACCGGACTCAACGGAGCGCATACCACTGTATCGAATCAAAAAACCGTGCTGAACGCGATTTTTCAGCTTTATATCGACGACCCGCAATGGCACGGGAATTACAATCCCGCAAAAATGACAACCTTGCCGCGCGGGCTGCCCCGCAGCCGCCGCCAGCCGCCCAAGGAGGACCAGGTCCAAATCGTCAAAGCCTCCCTGGGGGACCCCGAAGCATTGCCTGCCATTATCTATCTGTGCACCGGCGAACGGCGCGGAGAAGCCTGTGCCATCCAGTTGAAAGACATCGACTTCAAAAACGATATCATAAATATCACAAAAGCAGTGGAATGGATATCCAACCAGCCCCACATAACGCGCCCTAAAACAGACGCGGGCATCCGGCAGCATCCATTGCTCAACCTGTTGAAAGAAGCGCTTCTGCCCTACCGCAATTTGCCGCCGCGCACCTATATCGTGGGCATGGGTTCAAAGCCCGTCACAGCCTCCGAATACTCCCGCAGATGGGCGCGCTTTTGGCGCAAGCACGGCTATGCCCATCCCATCGAACGCACATACAAAAGAATCCGCAACGGAAAAGAATATCAATACCATCAAACAGAC